CCAGCTCATCATGTCTGGCACACATGGAAAAAACTGACCAACTGATAATTTCTTAGGGGCGCTCATCACCAAACTCAGCGGTAATGATTAACTTACCCATTTCAAAATTACCGTCAATTACGTTGGACTCAAATTTTAATTGAACTAAACGATGCTCTACACGCAGGTCAATTTTACCGGTATCTGGATTAAAATAATATGGGCCGGAATCTTGTTCATCTGCTTGCATGGAACCACTGGCAAATTTACGACCCAAAATGGTCATAGACATTGGGCCAGATTGTAAGAAGTTAGGTTCAACGCGGCGTAAATGCATACGACGATTAATACCAACTAACGAGTTACCACCCGGCGTGCCAGAGATCCAACTTATATCGCTAGTAGTAATACTAGAATAAATTGCCGTTTCACCATTTAAAGCAATTTGATTCTGACCATATTCGTGTTGCCACAAATTAAATCCACCAGTTACATAATATACTGGCTCACCAATAACAACCGTTGGTGAAAAATTAGTTGAACAAGTAACTAAGGTAACACCCGGTGGTTTAACTGTGGTGTTATAAATATTTTGACTTGATGTAATTGTATAAGTTGGAGCTTGTGAATTTTGTGAAAAAGTCAAGCTATCACCGGGACTAAATGTAGCGGTTTGATCGCCAGCTAAATAAATTTGATTGGCATTAGCAACTGGCAAACTAGCTGGATGCTGAATGGTAATTTGTGGAGTACCATAAATAGGGTTGTAATTCCAATCAATCCAAATAGGATTGGGGAACAATTCAGTAGTGTATCCACAAGAGCGTTGCGCCCCTACTGCTTGACCAGCATCATACCAAATCTTATCTTTAACATTATAAACAATAGCATCAGTACATTCTGTAGCGGTGCCACGGGGATAAAAGAACCAAATCTCATTGTAGCGCGGCACTTTAGTAGCCCACACTTTTTGACGCTGTTCATAGTTGATGTTGTCAAAAAGGTAATTTACGTTCTTATCATTAGCTACTACCGTGACTTGGCCGTTATACGCATAGAAGCGATCGATACCCATCCACCAATAAACACCGTCCATCTCAACAATTGCGTTTGATGACATGATTGAGATTTGGCTAGAAACAATATCGTAGTTCCAATATGTCGATGGCACACCGCTTGCGCTTGCTCCAGCTGGATTGAAAGTAACACGAATTAAACTATCGGTCGCCCAGAACAATCCTGATGGTGAATTGGTACCGCCACGCATTGGCATACCTTTTACAATCTTAGATGCCGATACGTTCACTTGGTTGGCTAGTGGGCCGTTCCAATCATAAAAGTTTTGGTTGCCGTATGTGCCATTAACATTATTGTTTGCAATAAAACCATGTGAGCCATATACAAAAATAAATGGATACAGAACACAAACACCACCATCTACGCTGATAGGTTGATATGTTGGGTTTTGGCCAGTACTATCAGACAATCCAGTAAAGGTCCAGCTATAATTTTTGCCGGGAGTAATTTGACCGACCAATACTTGAGATGGCACACCGTTGTCAATATTAACTAAATTTTTGCCGGGATGCGCAAATACATACAACTGACTGCCGTATGGACTAAATTGAGAATCAAACTGCCAATCATTTACAAATGGGCCGTATGGTTCATCTGGCGTAAATACGGCATTGGTAGTTAAATACGCGGTGTTAATGGTGTTTGATAAACTGCCACCAGTAATCGTTACTGTTGTGGCATTCGCGTTTGCAGAATAGCGCGAACCCGTAATGGTGTATGTGGTTGCATTACTAGTTTGCTGGAATATTACAGTATTGTTTGCCGAGAAGGCTGTGGCGTTGCTATTGCCTGTAATGGTAAATGCTGAAGCATTAACATAGCTTACATTAGCAAACGCTGTACCGGGCAAAATAGTAACTGGGAAAGGACCGCTACCAGTTGCAAAGGTTGTGCCGGTAGTAAAGACATCAAGTTCTTTGTAATTACCAGCAAAGATATAGTTAACGCCATTGTATGGTTGTGATACCATACCGCGGTAAATACCAACTAAGCTAGTAAAGATTGAACGGTAACCGCCCATCTTTTTTGGTACGCCGCGCTGGAAACGACACCACACACCGTCGGTATACTCGTCGGTCTCAAAGTAAGTACCATCGCGTTTAATGCCAGCTGGAATTGCCAGTGTGTAAATCTTAGTAAACTGCGATGTATCTTGCTGAACGTTATCAGCTGCCATTTAGAATGTCCCGCCGCCAAGTGATTTGGCGTTTAATGAAGCAAGCACATTAACTGCCGGAGTCGATGGATTAGAACCATCCATATTAACAATTTCGGTTCCATTTGCAGTTAAACCTAAAACACCTGTACCTACTAAATACATACCACTTGTTACATCATTGTTAAATGAATATGCTGGCAATGATGCTGAACCATTAGCAGCATAAAATAAGCCGGTTGCTGATGATGTTAATACATATAAATTAGTACCATCACTTAGTACTGTAGAAATATTACCAGCGGACAATACCAAAGGTGTCTGACTACTTCCTTGACATTGGAAAGTAATGTTATAGCCAGTTTGGTTTGTGTTATTAACCAGAATATAAATCTGGGTAATGGCCGGTAATGTTACTGCTAAACTTTGTGTGCGTGTACCAGATTGCGCAATATAAGTCTGAATAATCGGTGCATAAGATACTAAACTAAACGTATTGCCAACTATGGTATCAACATCGTAAGTTGCTGAGTTAAAAGTAACAGCTGACGGGGCCGCCCAACCAACAGTAATGAACCCGCCACTAATAGAATCGTAAAAAATAAAACCAGAATCACCCGGATTGGCAACAATTTCGCTATTGCCGTTAATTAAATTTGGCGTCGTAGCATAGATGTTTAATGAACCAGATCCGCTATTTCTAAAACCAATCCACCAACCAGCTGATAAATTTTGTACTGGAGGGAGTGTAAATGTACCACCACCAGCTCCCCAGTTAAAAGTAGCGCCACGGCTTGCATCGGTAATATTGGGAGAAGATGTTACATCGACTACGTTTTCAGTTACGGCTAATTTGCCGTTTGAGGTAGTTAAGCCAGCGCCAGCTAATGTGGCCGCATCGGCGTATGAGGTACCAGCGGCAAAGGTGACATTCCCCCAAACACCACCAGCAGTTGAATTATTAGTAAGATAAAAATACTTACTAATACCCATTGGTACGCTGACGGAGTTTGCACCCAAATAGTCTTTAATCGTAAAAGTATTTGAGCCCAAGTTGCGGAACAAAATATCCGCGCCAACTGTGCCTTGATCTGCTTCTGGTAAAGTAATGATAGCAGCATTGGCGTTAGCACTAGTACAAACGCAATCGATAATACGAGCAGCAGGAACTTGACCAATTCCTTGATTAACAATAGATGGCCAATAGAGTGGTGTGGAAGAACCGAAAGAAAGTGCATAGTAGGATACATCTGTTGGAGTAACAACAGTCCCAGTGAATGGGCTCACAAAAACGGGAGTTGGCATTATTTTTCTAACCTTTTAAATGTGTAGCCTTTGTGGCTTTTATGGCGAATCCAATATACACAAACTGACATATTAAGGTTCCTGAACCGAAGTGTTGCGATCCACGCGACGAGTATTGTCTTCTTTTTTGAGTGCTTGAAGCGCGTCTGTGTAGTATTGTTTCCAAACTGGCAGCTTATCTAATGCTTTTAAATAACCTTGAGCTTGTAATAAAGCGCCGTACAACATAGCTTGTGGGGCAATCTGCGTCCACAAGTTTTGTTGGTTGCTTGCATCTAATGGCTGAATTTCAGCATAGTAAATAATTTCTACTGGATAAACTGTATCTGGTTTTGGCGCAAAGTTCCAGTTGCTATAATCATAGTCGGCGTAGTAAAGCGGTTGGCCGTTACTAGACTCAGCTAAATACTGAGACACATAGTCTTGACTGCGTAACAAAATAGGCTCGCCATTGATTTTCATAGAAACCGTTTTACGCCAACGGGACGGCTTATTTAAAATAGTTTGGTTGGTTGCTAAACTGGTTTCTACAACAATCAATTGCAAATAGGTCTTTAACTCAGCCGCGATCGATGATTCTGCCAAAGCGATAAGATTGGGAATTTGTGCAATAAAGTCGGCGTCATCCCGCTCCATATATTGCTGGATGTTCAGCACTAAACTGTCGTAGGTCATTATTACTGACATAGATTACCTTGTGTAGTAACTGATATTAGGTTGGAAGTAAATTGGTGACTTATCGCGTTCTTCGTCACTGGCTTGCTGGAATGCTTTTTCAGCTTGACCTTCTAAGTACTGGATACGCTGCAAATCAATGCCGGGTAGCTGCATTGCCAAGCTGTGTGATAGTTGTTTTTGTACGCAGTTAATCCAACGATCTGGTACATAAATTTGATTGGTCAATGATCCCACATCTTGCATCTGCACTTCAACAACTAGCTGAAACATCTGGAAGTCGTTGTTGGGTACTGGCCATAAATACATCGATGGCTCAATCGTACGATCAAACCAATACTGTAATGAACGTACTGATGGGAATTGTTTGTTTGGTAAGTTCCAGTAGTCATCGCGGTTTAAGCGCGCTAATGGAATTACTTGCTGGCTAGTTGAAAATACAATCTGACGGATTGAGAATGTAGTAGCTACAGTCTCACGCAAACGATAATATAGATAGGGTGGCGTAGTACTGATGTTATAGTATTGCCACTGCTTATCAGTCATGGTAACTGATGGGAATTGCTGAACCGTTGTCCAGTGAATACCATCGTTAGATACTTCATAAGCAAAGTTATACGTTACCGTTTCGCCAGCTGGTGCATAAGCATTAAAGCCAACATAAAAAACAGGATTGGAGCCTTGATACTGCAAACCAAAATAGTTTTCGCTAACCGTTGAAGTAGATACCAGTTCAATATTTTGCGCAAATACTGCTGGCGATTCTGGGTTATCGGCAGGGAGATATTCAGCCGCTGTAGAATTAACAATATAAACCCAGTTGGCTTCGCGAACATCGATGGTGGTTTTTGGCAAAACCAATTGCTGTTGTGCTGTTAGGGCACCATACAATTGATTTTCCAATAGCCACAAATTAACGCCGCGATTAGACAGATTTTGCAAGTTGTAAAATAGGGCTTGCTTAGCTGCTCCAATATACTCCGGAGTTACTTCTTCTGCCGTTCTACCAGCATCACGAAATGCATAAGAAATTAACTGGTCAACATTAATTTGTGTTTGACCAGTTGTATTAGAATATGACATTTTTATTGCCTTTTGATAAATTTTCTCTAGCTGGCAATACCTGTAAATTCCAAGGGGCATGAAACCCACTTACGGTTTTTCCCTGAAGCGGAACAATGTGATCTACGTGGTATTCTTGCCCGGTATACATTTGAAACATTTTAGCCATTGTGTAAAATTCTTCAATTTGCTCAAAATGTTCTTTTGTTAGCCAAGGTAAAGTTCTTTGTTTTTTAGCAGTTTTTCTTTTTTTACTTAAAGCATTGTGTTTATCAATATTTGCATTAAACCATTTTTTATTTTTTGCAAGATATTTTTTTGTATTATTTTGATAATCTAATTTTTTGTACTTTAAATTTTTACCGTATTTTAATTTAAAAGATTCTGGCTTCAACCAATCTTCTTTATAAAAACCGTCTTTTTTCATCTTTAATGAAAGTTTATATCCCCAAAATAGCCGGCCATCTTCCCGGGCATCGCCCATTTTAAATGGAGCTCCAGTTTTTGGGTTTAACCGCTTCATTACCTTCCTCTTCCGGCCGCGCGCTTAGTCACTTTTTGGGGTAGATTGGGTTTTGCTTTACCAGCTTTAACAAACTCTTTGCCAACTTTTTTAGGAATGCCGATGGTGGACTTACCTTCGGCTGCCGCATACATAGCGCCTAATTGAGCTTTTGATTTGATTGGCATATTAGCAAGCCTTTTTAACTTTACCACCACGCTTTTGTGCAGGCATAGCTGGTTGCATTGTTGGAGCAGCTTGCTGCTGCTGTGGTTGTGGTGCAAATTGTGCTGGATTAGGCGCACCAACACCGCTAACAGCAGCGTTCATTGGGCTTAAGCCAGATAGTTTGCCGGCAATGTAGTTCTTCAAACGACGTGCTGGACCGGCGATCATTTCGCGGGTAGCCATGTTGTCTTGACGGTCTAACGCGTCTTGAGCAGCGTATGGGTCTTTTTGGAAACTAGGTGTGCCGGTCGAATCACCGGCTGCAAACTTTTTTACGCCACCACCCTTCTTATACTTGTTAGGGCCGCCTTTAGCGCCTGATGGGGCCGCAGCTGCTTTGCCAGACTCTTTGCTTTTGATGTAAGGGTCTTTATGGCCAGCGGGCTTGCTCTTTTCTGTAGAGACATCGCTGCCTTTAAAAGCTGGCTTTTCAGAAGCGCGTGAAGGAGCAGCAGCTTTAGCTGGCTTGATGTCTTTTGCTTTTTCGATGCTGTCTAGATCACCAGATTTTTTCTTAGCACCATAAACACCAACTGCGCCGCCGTCTTTATATTTACGAACAGTACCCATTTCTTTTTTAGCGCGACCACCTTTTTTGAGTTTGATCTCAGTTGGCTCTTTGTCGTGCTCAGCTTCATCATGTTGCTTAAATGCTTTTTTGATGAGCTTTTTATCTTGCTCCATATCAGACTTGCTAACTTCGCCGCCTTTTTTCATGGCTTTGCCGCCGTAGCACATCTTTTTAGTTTTGACTGCGCCGTTTTCTTTGAAGCATTGCATTTTGGGTAATTGTTTGAAGCCGTCCATGGTGATTTCCTATAGGTTAAATGGTTAATCGGATTGATCAGATCCTATTAATATTAATGCACAAAAACAACAAAATATGCCCTAAATTGGGCTTAAAAACAATTCTCTTTCTTTTTGCCG